TTCGTGACGTAAGTTCATTATGGGTCTGTTTCTCTACAGCTTATATGATGGGTCGCTCGGATGAAAACGCTTACTTTAAAGATTTGCTAGATGACGAAGATGAAATCCCACCATTGGCAACTGCACAAGCTGTATTAATTAAACGTACAGTAGAGATTGACGAGTAAATAAAAAGAAGTTAATGTATTACTTATCTCGTGGTGGAGATATTTTATAGTGGGGGCTTCACATGCTAACTGGCGGTCACTATACCGTTCCACCAACACCCTTAAAAAAGGTGAGTTAGCAGGTGAAGCCTTTTTTTTTGGATTAAATTATGGCAAATCAATGGTTCAGATTATATTCTGAATTTGCACACGACCCTAAAGTGCAGATGCTTAGTGAAGTTAATCAGCGTAGATTAATAATGTTATTTTGCTTTAGATGTAACGATGATGTAACGTTACAAGATGAAGAAGTAACGTTTCAATTGCGTATAACACCTGAAGAATGGGTTAAAACAAAAGAGATATTTTTATCAAAAGGTTTTATTAATTCTGATAATGAAATACTCAATTGGGATAAACGTCAATTCATATCAGACTCAAGCTCAGTAAGGGTTGCGAAGTATCGTGAGAAAAAGAAACAGGAAAGTAACGTTACAGTAACGCCACAGAACAGAACAGATACAGAACAGAACAGAACAGAACAAAAAAAATACATACCACCAATTCCTACGGATTTGTTGGCTGATTATCTAAAGGTTCGTAAAGCAAAGAAAGCTGGTGAATTAACCGAACGTTCTTTTAAAGCTATTGAGCGTGAAGCAAAGTTATCAGGAATATCTGTAGAACAAGCAATTATTATTTGTTGCGAACGCAGTTGGATTACATACAAAGATGAATGGAATAAAAAGCCACAGTCCAAATCATTTAAAGAAGATACGATGGCAGCAGCTCGTTCTATTTTTACAAACTCAAGTGGCATCCCTTATTACCAAGCTAAAGAGATAGAGGTTAAAAATGATGAATAAGTTACCTGCCGAGTGGGTTGATAGAATATTTATGAGATTGCACGGACGTTTTGGCAATTCATTTACAGACAAGTTTAAACTAGGTCAAATTGTAGATGGCGTTGATATTGGCATTGCTAACGCCAAACAGGTTTGGGCTGAGGAACTTGCTGGTATATCGCCTAACAGAATTAAAAATGCTTTGCTGCATAACTATGAGTACGCACCATCATGCGACCAGTTTAAGGCTCAATGTAGGTCAACCATTGAAGCTCATAGAGATTTCGTTGGATTGCCTCGTAAGTTTACGGCTGAAGAACGTGAAGCCAATAGAAAACGCTTACAGGTTACTTTAGACTCTTTAAACATTAAGAGATTAAATTGACCGAAGATGAGCAAAAGGTTTATGACTTTATCAAAGAAATAACAAACGTATTTGGTGAGTGTGAATTTATTGCCAAAGGTAACTTAAATGTTACTGTAAAAACCAAGAACTATATACATAAACGATATACAGAAATAATCCCGTATGTAAAACCAAAACAAGTCGAAAAGGTTAAGAAAAAATGAAAGTAATACCTATTAAAAAAGAAGAAACATATTCATGGCTTCTTGAAAAACATTATGCAAAAAGAATACCAAACATTATGTTTGCATTTGGTTTATATATAGATAATGAACTTATGGGTGTAATTACTTATGGTATGCCAGCAAGCCCTCAATTATGCGTTGGTGTTTGCGGTAAAGAATATAAAGATAAAGTTTTGGAATTAAATAGATTATGTTTATTACAAAATTTAAAAAATGAATCAAGTTATCTTGTGGCTAATTCAATTAAATTATTACCAAAACCTAGAATTATTGTATCTTATGCAGACACAGCTCAAGGTCATGTTGGTTATGTATATCAAGCGTGTAATTTTTTATTTACAGGAACTACAAAAGCAAGAACGGATATGGCTGGTGCAAATGGAAAGCATAGTAGACATAGTTTTGGCGACTCATCATTGCGTGTTGATAGAAGCGCAAAACATAGATATGTAATATTTCATGGTTCAAAAACAGACAAAAAAATATTTAAATCTAAATTAAATTACAAAATAGAGCCATATCCTAAAGGTCAATCAAAAAATTATGATTCAGGTATAAATGTTCAAACTCAATCTTTATTATTTATATGAAAAAAATATTTATTCTTAGAAATAAAAGCGTTGTTGATTATGCCTGTGACTACATTCGTTCATTAGAAATTAATGATGTAAAGCCAAAAAAAGTTGTTATTGATGAGTTGACTCGTACTGGCGAACAAAACGCAAAGTTTCACGCTATCTGTGGTGACATTTCCAAAAGTGGTATTGAATGGATGGGTAAGCAGCGCACAGCCGAACAATGGAAAGTGCTGCTAGTATCAGGTCACGCTGTAGCAACCAAAGAAGGCAGCGAGATTGTGGCAGGGCTGGAAGGGGAATTCATCAATTTAAGAGAGTCCACAGCTTTAATGACTAGAGTTCGAGGTTCAAGTTTAATAGAGTATAGTATTGCCTGGGCGACTCAAAACGGAATTAAGTTGAATGACTATTAAACAACCTAAAGACAAAACTTGTAAAATATGCCGAGAAAAATTTACTCCTATTAGACCATTACAATCGGTTTGTGGATTTGATTGCGCTATAGCCACTGCAAAGAAAACTAGAGAAGTCAAAGAACGCAAAGAGCATCGTGAGGCTAAACTAAAACTCAAGTCAAGAGCAGACTGGCTTAAAGAAGCGCAAGCCATATTTAACCAATACATTAGACTTAGAGATGAAAAAGAATCTTGCATTAGCTGTGGACGTTTCCATGAAGGACAATACCACGCAGGACATTATCGAACTGTTGGCGCAAATCCCGAACTCCGCTTCAATGAACTTAACGTCCATAAACAATGCTCTGCGTGTAATAACTATTTGTCAGGAAATATCATCAAGTACCGACAAAACCTAATTAACAAAATAGGGCTGCAACTTGTTACTTGGCTTGAAGGACCACATGAGCCAGCAAAGCTAACCATTGATGACATAAAAGACATTAAAGCACTCTACAAACAAAAGATAAAAGAGCTGAATGAAACTCAAGCATAAAATATGGCTAGTAATTATCACTTTTCCTGTATGGCTGCCTTTTGTCATTGTTTGGTTTTGGTTAAAAGATTTGTACGAGCATTGCAAAAAATGAGGTATAGTTACATAATCATTTAGGAGTAAGCCATGTTTTTTGTATTGGGAGCAGATTTACGTTCGATATATATACTCCCAACAATTGTCATGTCTATTTCTAAACCCTCATGCGAAATAAGGTGGTTAATTTTGGTAATAGCTTTTGGATTTCACGCTAATGTCTAGTATTCGTTCTTCATTAGCAAAAATGGTAACAACAAATCCCGACCCGTTTAAAATTAAAAAAGATGGATGGCGTAATGATGGAGTAGCAATTTTTACAAGAGAACAACTTGAAAAGTTGCCAAAAAACACAAGAGAAACCACATTAGCCGAAGCGATTAGAGAAGCTGCTAGATATTTATATGGTAATTGATGTAATCAGACTTAAAGAATGTCTTGAACTATGGGCTATATGGATGCGCCATGATGGTTCACGTTTAGGTTATCCGCAAAAATCTATGGGTATCTCTAGCGGTGGCGTAAATTGCTGGGATGACATTGGCGATGACTGCGACAACTACACAGTTCAAATCGTAGATGCAGCCATGACCAGCTTAACGCAATCAGGCAAGGGATTTATGGTAGACGCAATACAAATCTCTATTGGTCTGCTGCCTAATAACTGGAAATATCATTATCAATACGAAACTGCGCTTTCATTTGCACACGATTATATGTGGCGAAAGCTAACAGTAGCTGGAGTAGTTTAATGAAACAGATAGACGTTAATCTTAAAACGCTGCCTAAAGAACACCACTTACGCAATTTACCATTGATTGATATTGGCGCAATGTATTTACCAATGGACTCTAAAGTTTGGGCTTCAGTAAGAGATAACTACGGCATCGCCAAGCATAGCTTTAACCATCTTGGTGACTCATGGACTATGTGGGATATGTGGAAAGCCACAATAGACCCGTATGATTGCGAAGAACCTAACAAGACGGAATGGTAATGAACAAACAAACTGAAGCAATACACAAAGCCTTAAAGGTTTTAAATTGTTTAAACAACGACAGAGTATATGAAACTGCTTGGGTGAAAGGTGCAATCAATGCGTGCGAAGAAGCACTAGAACAACCAGCAGAACCAAGATTAGTTTCCTACGCACCTGATGGTTCTACTTGCACATTAAACATTGATGGCGAGGAAGTTTATTTTAATCGTGAACAACTAGAAGGCAAAGAGTTTTTTGAAAGAGGTAAAGAAATAGCACAATGGGCTGATAAGCAAGCGCAAGAACCTGTGGGAGTAGTATCATGGCATGAAGGAGCAGTTATGGGTTCAATTTTTCCATCAAGTAATATGCCTAAAGATGGAGATAAACTCTACACCCACCCTCATCAATGGCAAGGATTAACGGATGATGAGATAGATGCGCTTGAACACAATGACTTTACTTGTTGGGGCAGAGATGATTTGATTGTGTTTGGTCGTGCTATTGAACAAGCATTAAAGGAAAAGAATCATGTGCAATGAGAAAACCTATCATTGGTATGATATGGAGCAAGAGATTTTAAAATGCTGGAATGTAGTTGACGACCTCAAACTATTAGCCAAACAGGTAAATAATGGTTCAGACTTTACAGCAACACTTGAAGGCGTTGCAGAACTATATCACTATCGCTTTGAGAGATTGTGGGAGTCATACGAGTTGGCATTAAAGGAAAAAAATGCTAGTAACACTTAAAGATTACATATTGTGCTATTCACCAGCTTACTTGCTAGGTGTTGCAACTGGATTGCTGTTAGCTGTAACGTTACGCACTACAC